GAGTTAACCGAGAAGTACGCTCGGCAGCTTGCGGATATTGATGCGCGCATTTCCGCGCTTGTGGCGCAAAAGGAAAGCGTGTGACCAAGCGCCCGACGATCCGCGTACACGGCAGGAGCGTTTTGGAATGGATCGGTAAGACGCCCGACTCCATGCCGCCGCCTTCTGTACGCGCGCGGATTTTCGACGCTCACGATGGCCGCTGCCACATCAGCGGAGAGAAGATCAAGCCCGGCGATCAATGGGACTTGGAACACAAGAAAAGCCTTCGCAACGGAGGCGAGAACCGAGAGACGAATCTAGCGCCCGCGCTTCGCTCAAAGCATCGCGAGAAAACGGCGCAAGAGAACAAGGAAGGCGCGAAAGCTGACCGGGCGCGCATCAAGCACATAGGCATACGCAAGCCGCCGACATTGAAAACCGCCCCGATGCCGAAAGCCGAACCACAACGCCGCGCGACAGGGCCGCTTGCAAAGCCGAGTTTGCCCCCGCGCGCGATGTACAGGAGCGAGATATGAAACTGGATGAGAAAGCGTTGGAAGCGGCGGCGCATGCGTATGAATCGCCGTGGAACAAGCGGTCTCTGGCTGTTGCCATTGAAGCCTACCTCACAGCCGCCCCTCCCGCACCCGTGGGGGAAGTGATGGAGTTGGTGGAAGCACAGTTTGCGCGATCTATCGAACCTCCTACCGCCGAAGAAGTTGCGGGCAATCTTCGCGATTGGGCAAACGCTCTTACCATACCAAGCGGCGATTTCGTCAACGACGATTTGCGCTATGCGGCCAGCTTTATCGAATCTCTATCCGAAAGGCTGGCGGAGGCGGATCGTGCGCGCTTGATCTTAGCGCATACTGATATTGGAAGCCTGCCGAACGACTGGACGCTAGAGCAGATTGCCGAGGCTCGCATAGATGATTTGATCAAGTTGCGGGATCAGGTCCGCGACACATGCCGCCGCGCCGAATCCGCCGAGGCAAGGCTGGCGGAGTGCGAGCGGGAACGGGATGAGGCGCGCAATGCAGCCGTCGAAAGCAGCGGCATAGCTGGTGAGGCTTGCATTCGTGCGACAAACGCCGAAGCACGCGCCGAGCGGATGGAGTACGAAAGGGACGTCTGGAAAAGCAAAAGCTCCATGCATTCGCGAGACGCGGGAGAACAGCGCGCACGCGCCGAGGCGTTGGAGAAGGCGGCCAAGTGGTATGACAGCGTAAAGCAGCTTCGCGCCGCCCTCAATAAGGGAGAGGGATGATGGAGAAGCCCAGACGCCGCATTGAATTAAAGCTGACAATCGGGGCCGATAATTGGGATGCGTTGCGTGGCGCGCTTAAATCTATCCAGACAAAAATCGCGATTAGCGGAAGCCTCTCAACCTCATCAGTCTCAGGAGGCTACGATTCCGGTTGGATTTATGAGTGCAGCGAACGCTCGGAGATCACGCACGAGTCATGGGCCGAGGATTTGAATGCATATCTTGCCGCCCTCTCCACGGAGGCCCCATGAGTGAGCAAAAGAAGTCAGAACTTACACAGCGCCAGCGTTTCATCATCAACTGGATTGATGAAAACGAACATCACAGAGCGCGATGGATGCGCGAGGGCAAAGAAGCGTTTGGGCCATTTGAAACTTGGGACGCTTTTGAAATATCTGGATACAAAAAGCGCATCCGAATAAAGCGCGGCGACTTCGAGGCCATCCTGCCGTTTGTCGAAACGACTTCCGAGCGGGGCCGCATGTTCAAGTCAGCCCTCTCCCCGGAGGCCCCATGACCCGCCGCGCCGCAGCCTTTACCCAAGCTGACTTTGCCCGCGCGATACGTGCGGCGAAGCAGGAGGGGGCTGCGCGCGTCTCGGTCAAGGTGAACGGGGTAGAAATCGCCGTCGATCTGCGCGAACCGGTCGAGTTGCCCCCGCTATCCCCAGAACCGCCAGTTGACGAGCGGGAGGTTGTGGACCTGTGATTGACACCATGCCCCGCCCCCGGTTGCCCTATACCTCGATGGAAGTGACGCGCCACGGCCAGACGATCTGGTATGTGCGCCGCCCCGGTCGCCGGAAGGTCAGGCTTAAGGCTGTATTCGGCACGCTTGAGTTCATGGCCGCCTATCAGGCCGCCATGAGCGACGAGGAAGCCCCGCAGCCGGTCAGGGAGGCCGCAGGAACCTTGTCGTGGCTCATTGCCCGGTATCGCGGAAGCACGGCATGGGCGGACCTCTCAAGGGCCACGCGGCGGCAGCGGGAGAACATCTTTAAGGGCGTGCTAGCGAAGGCTGGCGGACATAGCCTCAAAGCTATAACGCAGGCGGCAATTGTGAAAGGCCGCGACACCCGGAAAGAGACGCCAGCGCAGGCCAGGAATTTCCTTGACGCAATGCGCGGGCTTTTCCGTTGGGCGCATGAGGCGCAGCTTGTGAAGGTGGACCCGACCGCTGGCGTCAAAAACCCCAAGAAACGCACAAGCGGCGGCTTCCCGGCATGGACCGAGGCAGACGTAGCCGCCTATGAGCGCCGCTGGCCTATCGGGACGAAAGAGCGCGTTTGGCTCGATGTGCTGCTCTACACGGGCTTGCGCCGGGGCGATGCCGTGACGGTCGGACGCCAGCACATCGGCTCCGATGGCTTTCTGAGTATCAGGACGGAAAAGAGCGGCCAGAAGGTTGAAGTGTCCATCCCGATTCTGCCAGTGCTGGCGGCGACATTGAAGGCCGGGCCGACCGGGGACTTGGCGTTTATCTGCGGGGCCACGCGCAAGCCGCTCACCAAGGAATCGTTCGGGAATTTCTTTTCAGCCGCAGCCCGCGCCGCTGGCATCAAGAAGGGTGCGCACGGCGTCCGCAAGATTGCCGCGACCCGATGCGCGGAGAATGGCGCGACCGTCTCGGAACTCGAAGCCATGTTTGGCTGGACGGGCGGCGGGATGGCTTCGCTTTACACGCGGGCGGCGGATCGCAAGCGCCTCTCGCATGGGGCGGCGTCGAAGCTAAATCGGAACGGAGAGGCAACTTCTATTGTCCAACTCCCGGATGCGGTTGGACAATCAGAAGCGCAAGTCATTGAAAAATAACGTTGCGTTTTAGTGCTTGGTGCGGCCAAGAATTGTCGCACAACGTAGCGAAATCAGAGGCGCTTTCAGAAGTTGGACAGATTGGGCCGCTTCTGAGTGGAAACAGGCTTTTTGAGAGAGTGTCCAACCATAGGAGAGAAGGATGGGCGAATGGAATTCGAATATCTTGGAAGCGCCGGATGACGTTGAAATTCTCGTCTGCATGCCGAATTGGGATACTCCAACCGTTGCCGTGAAAGATCACGAAATATGGTGGGTTCCTGATACTTGCCCCGATGCGTGGACGCAGCTTTTGTCGCCCCCTACGCACTGGATGCCCCTACCGCCCCCACCCGTAGCCGCATCCCAACTCAAGGGAGACGCAACGTGAAATGGAAGTTGGTCCCGGTCGAGCCGGATGACGCGATGTTGCGGGACGCGCGCTCAGCACGAATGCCAGACACCGTTCCTGTCAGAGATTGGATTGGAACAGCAAACGAAGGCGAGTGTGCCTCTTTAGGCATTACGTGGCCTGAGCACCCGCACGACAGGGCGGGCGTCATCCATGACGATGTATGTGATCTTGTGTTGTCTGCCGCCTACCGCGCCATGCTTTCCGCATCCCCTCCCCCGCATGATGTGGTGGGGGCGTTGGAGGAAGCTTTGGTAGCGCTCGACCCCTACGTTTTCCCGGCGCTTACGGCGCGGATTGCCGTACTCATATCCCAACTCAAGGGAGAGGGAGCATGAAAGAGCCGGGGCAGATGGCTTATGAGGTGTTCTGTAGCCGCGAGGGAATGGCGTGCGCGCCGTGGCCGTCTTTATTTCATAGCAGCAAAGAGCTTTGGGCCGCCGTCGAATCCGCCATCCGCGCAGAAAATGCCGCGAAGGTCCGCGCGGAGGCGATAGAGGAATGCGCGAAGGTGGCTGAGGCGTTCGACTTGTCTATTATGTCCATGACTAGGATGGACGTGCAAGCCCGCGAAATTTCCGCCGCCATCCGCGCACTAGGAGAGAAGGCGGCTAATCCTTCCCGCCCCGAATAGCCTTCACCGTGCCTTTTGGGTTTGTCTCTATGCTATCGACCAATTTTTCCAACAACCGAATAGTAACCGGGCCGAATGGTGAATCGGGCCGCATCGTGACGGCTTGTGCAAGGACATTGCCAAAGGCTTGTGCGAGTTCCGCCGTGTGGCTTTGGTACATAGCCGTAGCAAACCGTTCGCTTTCGTCCATTACCGGATAGTCGGGGGCGTCTTCTAGCTGTTCCGGTTCGTCTGACATTGGAGAACCTCATGGGAGAATGGAAGCTAACAAAAACCCCGCCTACAGATGAGCGGCTTATGTGTCTCGCTTGCATATTCACGGAAGACGATGTTTCTGACAAAGAGAACATCGTTTATGAATCGTCGGCAGAGGTCGTGCTGTGGCGCGACGGAGTATGGAAATCTTGGGACGACTCCAAATGGAGTTGGGTGCAGTCATTTAAGGGGCATACTCATTGGATGCCCTTACCTGATCCTCCGCGCCTGTCTTAACCCAGTCGTCAGTGATCGGATTAGCCAACTGCGGCTTTGGCTGGCGTGACCTGTGCCCAGGATCGCGGCGAACGTAGCCAGCGGAGACTTTGCGTTCCTCGCGTCTGATTTGCTTCTCAAGTTCCATGATTTTCAGGTTGGCTTGGATAAGCTCTTGCGCCATTGCTTTTGGCGCGTTTGCGTGACCGGCTGTGATGTAGAATCGTTCTACGAGTTCTTCTACGAAAGGATTGAGCATGGATACTCCGAGGGATGCTTACGAAGAAGCGTTGCAAAAAATGTTTGATGCGGCCAACGAAACGATGGACGTTGATGACATATCGACACTCAATGACTTCGCTTCAAAAGCCATGATCCGCGCCGCCGCTGAGGCTATTGGCCTGCGTCAGATGATGGAAGTCATCGAGGATGTGGCTAACGGAGCAGGCAACGTGTCCAACGCAACTATTGCGAAAGCAGCGCGTTTGCTGCCTTAACGGTTCGGCACAATAGAAACGATGTGGCGGAACTTCTCGCCTGTCTCGCGATGGTGCGTAATCGCCTGCATAGAGCGGCCAGCGCCATATCCTTGGGAAGCGTGCCAGGCGTCGGCGGGCGGTAGCACTTGGAAGCTCTCGCAGATGACGCCGTTTATCTCTTTGCAGATTTGCGACTTGTGATGAATGTGCCCCGTGTAGCCGTACCGGAACCGGCTTGCGCCCCACATCTCAGGCTGCGCCGACGCCATGACGCCGGGAAGGTCTGCCATTTTGCACATGTCGCCGTGCGTGGATGCGATCATAACCTTGCCGAACTGATGGTAGAAAAATTTGCTTGGGGAGCAATCGACCGAGACGCGCGCGTTTTTATTGAAGAACGCCCATAGAGCGATATTGAGCGCGGGGGTCGTCGCCGGGTCGTGATTGCCCGCAAGGCAGCGAACGATGACTTTCTTGTGCTTGGCGAGCGCCATTTCCACGCAATCAATGAGCAGCCTGACGCCGACTTGCAGAACCTTTGCGCGGCGCGTATCCACGTCGAGGGCGTGGCCGCTGGCGGGCGTTCTGTTGCTGCTATCGTCTATGTGAAAAAAATCGCCAAGCGAGAGGACTAGCCCCGTCTCGGAAGGGGCCGCGCTTGAGACTAGATCGGCCATCGTGCCGCGCAATGTGCGTTCGGCAATGTCCAAATCCCAATCCGCGCCGGTTTCATCTTTCCAAGCGTACATGCCTAGATGATAGTCCCCAATAGGGTAAACCGTGAGAAGGTCTTTGTTCGCGTGCTTGGGAGGCGGAACTAACTTGGCATGTCCCTTGTATTTAGCGAAGGTTTCCTTGAGCGCGTCGATAACGTGGTCGCTGTTTTCAGCCTTGGTTTTTACCCATTGCTGAATGGTTCGGCCATCTCCGGAAACAAGAGCGGAAACGCCCTTGATCGAATGGCCCTCCGGAACCTCGAAGGCTTCGCCATGTTGCGGGCCTTGCTTAATCCATTCTTTTTGCGTTTCGCCCTTTGGCCCTAGCTGAGTAGAAACCTGACGAATTGCAAAAGTTGGCATGACGGGAGCCGTGCCAAACTCGCCCCGCTCTACCTGTTTTCTGATGCGCCAAATACGATTGGCGAGCGCCCGGCGTCCGGGTATGCCAAGCGCGATTGCGGCATACTCATACGAGCCATGCTTTGCGATAGCGGCGTCGTATGTGGCAAGTTCAGCTTCGGCTTCCTCTTTCGTCCGAAGGCGGGCGGGCATTATTTGAAACCAAAAAGTTTAGCCAACGGGGCAACACTTCCGGCGATAAACCCGCTTAAAGCCACCGTCATCAGGATAGCCCACCGCGCGCCCTTTGCCTGCGTCAGTAGAGAGTGCATCTCGTCAACCTTCCGCGACATGTGGTCCACGGACTCGACGAGGTGCTTGTGTTCGACCTCAAGCACGGTTAGACGGCGCTCTATCTCGTCGGCCATTCCACATCCCCATTCCGAGTAGCGGCCCGTTAACCAGTTGCGGCTAACTTGTGGGGCCAGTCTGCCGCGTTTGCGCGCGGTCGCTGGTAGAGCGTCGGGACTGTTCACGCAGCCTCGGCGCTCGCTATTTT